TGACCTTGTGGCAAGTAAGAAGCCTCTAGCATACCTGAGCCAAGTCGTTGTTGTCGATCTTGGTCTGCTCTTGCAAACTCCATTGCACGTAAGATGTCTGCAGACTCTCCCTGTTGCTGTGCTTTAGCCATCGCAAGTTGTTCTGGAGTACCACCAAACATGCTCGTGCGTGTGCCTAAGCGTCCTTGTGCTGCTAGACGTTGCTCTAGGTCTGCTCTGGCTTGTTCTTCTGCTGGCGCACGAAGTTCACGCATTCGGTTAAGCACGTTCTCCTCTAGTTCTGCAGAAGGTGTTGCAGCCTGTCCGTAAAAACCTTGGGCCTGTTGTAGAAGCTGTTGTTGCAAAGCTTGTTCTTCAGGAGACAACGAAAGGTTGTACTGCATCTGACCTGTAGTTGGGTCAGTAGCCATGCCGAATTGACCACCAGTGGCTGAAGTAACCGTGTACGGCTGAAACTCCAGCATTCCTGATAATTCACTAGCAAGGCCCGGAGTAAACTCCCCTGTTTCAGGATCAGTGTACCCCTGCCCAAAGCGTTCAAAAGCTTCTTGTCCGGTTTCGCCTAGTTTATCGTATGCTTCTTTTAATAAAGCAGCGCCGCCGCCTAAACCTAAAAGTTCTGCTAAAAAATCTGGCATTAGTATGTACCTCCGTCAATAGTTCCTGTTGACAGCGTACCGTTAAATGTCAATGCAGGTATTGTTACTGTCCCTGTGAATGTTGGTGATGCTGTGTCTGCCTTCGTAGCAATAGCTGTAGAAATAGCGTCAAACTCCGTCTCAAACTCAGCGCCTTTTATGATTTTACCGCTGTCTCCAGAAGGTAGACTGTCCTTAGCGGCAAAGTCAGTAGTTTTACTGTAGTTGCTCATAGTACTTTACCCTTTAAAACTAATACGTTAATTTCTTGAAGAGACAATGCAAAACCATTAATGTCTGCCTCCAGACCTATGTTGATAACTCCGCCACCGCCTGTAGCGTTGACTGCTCTACGTGACGTTAGTTCACCACCGGTAAACTCCCCCACGTTAAACTCGCCCTCGTTGTAGAAAGAAGGTTGTTGGTTTCCTACAGTAAACTCTGCAGTTCTGTAGAACGTGTCGAAGTCATAGGCCCACTTAAGAAACACCGTAGCACTATTGGCGCCTACCAGCGTTGGCCTGATCTTCTTGACTCTTTTTAACATAGACGGGTCACCAAAAGTCAAACCCGGACTGTAGTACTTAAACCTGTACTTTGTTCCGTTGTCGCTGTAACCCGTGTATTCGCTAATACCTTCTGTAGTGCCTATGTACAACTTACCGTTTTCAAGCCTACCATAAGACGTAAAGCTAGTGCCGGGCCAACGAGTAACACGATAAGAGCCGTTTTCTAGTGTACCCCTTACGTCAAAACAATAGGTTACGTCCTGACCTACAAAAGTTAATAAATAAAAACCTTCTTCTGGGCTATAAACAGTCCTATAAAAAGAAACTTCGTTTTGCAACAGATTTATAATGTCTTTAGTAATGCTGTTAGACAAGTTAGCCATGGGCATTGACTTTTCTTGTATAGTACGACCAAAGCTCTTTAGGCCTGTGTGTGACAAAAACAACACGTCAGTGCCTGTGTGCTGTACAGTGTCACGGTCAACGCAGCCGACTCCTGCTACGGTATCTGCTAAGGCCATTGTAGCGGGGGCTTCAGCACCTTCATAAACAACAATACTATGTTTACCAAAAATAATCAAAGCACCGTTGTGTGCTGCCAGCGCTACAATCTCGTCATGACCATCAGGCCATACTTTAGAAATGTCAATAGAACCGCTAGTACCGCCAGACCAGTCATGACCTATCAAAAGGTCAGTCCAATAGATAGTAGACTTATTAGTACCAAAGTCAGCCGTCCAAAGCCTCCCATAGGCCGCTAGGACTTCGTTACCGTACATAGCACTAGTAACACCTGCTGCACCAGAAACGCTACTGAGCGTGACTACAGAGCCTCCTGCGTTGTCATAAACAAGAGGTTGGAAGCTCCGTTGAAAGAAATATATCTTGTCGTTGAAATTAACCATCTTCCAGTTGTCAGAGGTAATTGTATAACTACCGGGAGTTTCGTCGGCTAAGGTTGTAGTACCACTTAAGATTTTATTGTTACCAACAGAAAAAACCTTGGTATTTCCGGCGTCGTCTTTAAACTCTTTAAGTGCTCTGAGGGCGGCTGTTCCTAGTGCAGTCTTGTTTGTTGTAACAACGTCATGACCCTTACGTGCGGCAATGCGCCCACGCTTGTCGATTACGGCGTTATCTGCAATCTCTGCAAACGAAGGGTCTTGCTGCAACGGAGAATCTTCTGTATTGATTCCCTTAAACGCTGGTGCAACAAGATTGATACTGTTAAGTTGTTGTGCCATAGTTTACCTCAAGGGGTGTAGAAGATTACTTCTTCTGGGTGCTTCTGAGCGTCTAAGGCAATAGCGTCAGACATATAGTTTTCAGCAATCTTAAAGTACTCAGCAGCAGACGTACCGCCAGTTTCTCCACGTTCACGAGCCAACAAAGCAATAGCTAAGTGCAACACGGGCATGTTAGGTATTGTAAGCCGGTCGTCGTTAGCAGACAAGTCACCTGTTCTTTTTACACAGTTAAAACGAATGGTGTATTCTTTGTCAGGAATTGGATAAATGTCAATCTGAGTGTCACCATCGCTGTCAACACCGTTGTACGTGTAGTACTTAGGGGCACTCTTGCGAGCATCAGAAATCAAGTAAGCTTCATCAAAGAACGTTGCCGTTTGGTACTCCATAAACAAGTTAGCAGTGTCGTTAATGACGTTTAGAGCTTTAATCCTGTTTTGACTACCAGTTAGTACGTAGTTAAAAACATCAGCAGTCGTTGTAATTGTTAATGTAGTACGCAACGCCGACCAGTCCCAAGAGTCCTCTACAATTCTCTTAGCGTCATTTACAAAGTCCCCTACCATTTTACTATAGGTGCTTTCTTGCACAGACGTTACTTCGTCTTCACGCATCCTACGTAGTACATTGTTTACTATATTTAAATAGGTCATTTAAAAGTCCTTGGTAATTAAGAGAAAAGACCTTTTGGCTTATCTTCTTGTATTAGCGAGCTTTTGATTTCATTTTCAACAAACTGGTTTAAAACATCTATTGCTCTTGTTGGTGCTCTGTACTCTACAGCAGCAAACGGTTGTCGTTGCCAGTCTGGAACTCCAGTAAGCATTCCTCCACTGCCGCCACCGCCACCTCCGCCGCCACCACCGGAGCCTCCTTCTTCTTCAGGTTCAGGTTCAGGTTCAGGTTCAGGTTCAGGTTCTGGTGCTGGTGCTGGTGCTGGCTCAGGTTCTGGTTCTGGAGCTATGCTTATTGGTAAACCACAGTTTCCTTCTTCGTGGTCGCTTGGTCTAGACCCGTCTGCACATTCAGTACATAGAGGATAGTCAGAAGCTCCATTAGGACATGTGTTTTCAACACTGTCTGCAAGACACAAGCCAGTCTCAATGTCTATAGTAAACCCTTCTTTACAAGGGCCACAACTACCGTCCTCTGCTACAGTTGCATTAGGGTCGTTACATTCTTCAACTGAAGGGGTAGTAGTAGTTCCTCCTATAGGAAGGCAGCCCCCCTCTCCGTCTGTGCGCCCTTCTGCTCCATCAGGAGTTTCACAAGGATTTCCTGCTTCAGGTACAGTTACTGGCGTTGTGCCCGGCCCTAAACCAAATCCGGGGTCATTTCCCGGTTCAGGCTCCGGTTCTGGCTGTGGCTCAGGCTCAGGTTCTGGCTGTGGCTCTGGTAAAACTACGTTTGGAAAACAAATGCCGTCCCTAACAGTCCCTGCTTCACCATTAGCGGCTTCACACGGGTCTCCTTCATTTGGACCATTATCAGCAGGCTCTGGTTCAGGCTCAGGTTCAGGCTCAGGTTCAGGCTCAGGTTCAGGCTCAGGTTCAGGCTCAGGTTCAGGCTCAAGCTCTAGCTCAGGTTCTGGCTCAGGTTCTGGCTCAGGTTCTGGCTCAGGTTCTGGCTCAGGTTCTGGCTCAGGTTCTGGCTCAGGTTCTGGCTCAGGTTGATTTTCAAGGCAGTTTGATCCATCAGCGTCCGCTCTTTCAGTAGCCCCGTCTGCACAATAACCAAACTCTGGACCGGGAATAACGTATTCAGAACAGTTAGTACCTTCAGCGTCTGCTTTAGCTGTTGCTCCGTCTTCACAATAGCCAAACTCTGGTGGAGGAGGTGTTGCTATACAGTCTCCTTGTGAATTATAAGTTCCGTCTTCATTGTTAGAAGTTTTACAGGGACCGTCTATCTCAAAGCTGACTGGATTTTCACATTCACCTAATTCATTTCGGACTTGACCCTCTATTGGGCACGGGCCTTCTAGGTTTTCCTCTCCACACACGCCTTCAGTGTTAGGCTCAAAGCCTTCACTACACCCGCCACACTTGCTTATTTGACCAGCTTCTGGGTTAGCTGGAATATGTGCTCTGTTTAAAGCCGCACAGTCCTCAACAGTTGGACCTGTGTTTTCAAAAGGAGGTATGTACTCTGCACAATTAGTACCGTCTGGGTCTTCTCTTTTTGTTCCGTCCTTACAAAAACCAAATTTAGAGTACTCTGTACAGTTAGTACCAAATTCGTCGTTTTTAGGTGTTCCGTCTTCACAACGACCCAAAGGAGCGTCTACTTCGTCTATCTCTTCTTGCGTAAGAGGAACACACTGACCACCCTGTACTCTTCCACGGGCTTCACCGTCAGCGCCTTCTACTGTACATTCATTGCCTTCTTCTTCTGGCGCAAAAGGTAAAAAGAGGTCAGTTACTTCTTCTTCTAATTCATTTTTAATTCCTTCATACAAAGCCCCAGCAAGGACACCGCCTAAGATACCTGCAATATAATCTTGGAGTGCTGCTGGATCACTAAACGGCTCTGTGATTCCGTTTTTAATATCTTCAATCTTTCCGTCGAGCCACGCTTGAGGATCACTAAGGAACTCGTCAAAAGAGTCCCCAGCGTCTACAACTGCAGCACGTAAGTCCGCTACAGAAAAATCTGTTAACTGCGGTGGGAGTGGTATATCTAAGCCCGGAAGCCCAATAAGGAAACCAAGGTTTACGCAGTCCATCCAGCCGGGATACTGGTCCATAGCGTCACGAGAACCAGCACCGGGTCCTCCGGGACTAACCACAACAACAGTTTCGTCGCCTGTTCTTCTTGAAGAAGTTCCTGTCCAGCCGCCAGTTTCTCCTCCATCATTAGGACGACCCGCAGCACATTCTCCTATAGGCATTGCACCAGCAAACATGCTCTTAATAAACTGCTTTAGTTCTTCTATGTCTGTAGGTACAGCAGCGTCTACAGTATCATAAATTGTTTTAACAATGTCGTAGGCGTCTTCAACAATGTCGTTTTCACTTAAGAACTTTTTAAAGTCTTCCCAAGCTCTGCCTGTTCTGTCAGCAATGGACTGTAAGGCATCGCCACTGGGTAAAGCGTCAGCAATGTTTCTAAGGGTGTCTTCAAGCGCACTAAGGTCAACATCAGGAAACTGTTCTCGAATAGACCTTATAAAGTCCTGAAGCTCCCGTCCTCCTAAGTTTCCTGCTTCTTCTAACTGTTTTATTACGTCTTCAAACTGAGTCCCTAGACCTGCCTGTAGCATTGCATTAGTAATGCCTTCGAGGTCTAGTTCTCCGTCTATTAAAGCGTCAGTAGCAGCAGACAGTACTCCTGCTTCAATAGCTGCGTCTATAGCCTCTATACCTGAAGAAGGAATTTGAGAAAGAAGCGCCTCTCCTAATTCTTTGTCTAAAGCTCCTGCAGTAATAGCAGCACTAATAACACTTCTAAGATTTACGTCTATTTCGCCTTCAAAAGCGCCGGTTGCTACCTGACGAACAACTGTATCCACAGCGGCAGTTACGGCAGCAGCAGAAGCTCCAGTAAGGTTTAAGGAGGCCGCTACGGAAGCTCCAACACCAGCCCCTGCCGTAGCAATACCTACCATAACTGTTTTAAAGATATCAAACTTATCGAAGTCGTCTGCTTCTACTGCTAACTGCCAACCACTACCATTCCAAACAAGTTCGTCACCATCAGAGTTAAACATGGTTCTGGGGATGCCGTAGGAATCACGTAAGCCTTCTTCTGCACTACGGTCGTCTCCCGTACGTCGTTCCATTTCTGCCGTGATAATAGCACTAATAGCGTCGGCGTTGGGACCACCACGATTGTTAACTCCCTTTATAACACGCTCGTCCCAAAGCTGTGCGTCCTGTTCCCAACGATCCATGATAATACCTTGGTCTATCATGTCTTGTCGTTCTTGTATATATGACCAGTACTTGTCCCAACTACCAAAAGTACTTTGAAGCATAGAGTCCTGTTGATAGGACGCTTTAATGTCAGCTTGTGTTTTGTAGTCAGCTTCCGCTTCTAGTCCTGCAAACCCGTGTTCACTGTCAGTCCTAGATCCTGTCCAGTAAAAAAGTTCTTTGTTGTCGTCGTCAACGTACCTTCCAGATTCATTACGCTCGTAACCCGGACTAGGGCGCTCTACGTACTCTTCTCCCCTAGACTCGTAGTAGCTGCGGAGTTGTCGCTCAAGAGGACTACCTTTGTACCACTCTACAAACTCTTGATAAGTTGTCCCAGTAAAACGTGGGTAGTTATTAGGCTCTGGGGCAGGTTCTGGCTCTGGAGCAGGTTCGGGTTCCTCGCCTTTTATAGGGCGTGGTGGTTTAGGTGGCGCTCTCTCTGGTGGCGGCTCTGAAGTTACAGGCGTGTCAGTAGTGTCGTCTCTTGGATCGTCCGAAGGCGCTTCTTTTGTTGGCTTCTTTTTACTGCCTGTTAACATTCCCGGTCGTAATGCCATTACTGCTCCCTCGATACGCCCTTAGTCTTTTCATAAGAACGCATTGCACCAAGACCAAGCATACCCATAAGTACAGGCATCATAGTCTCTAGATCAATAAGCGGTATAGTTACTTCAATAGCTAACAACGCCAGTACAAAGTTAGTAAACGGTATAACCATAAAGTTACCTGTCATACCTAGTACACAGCACCAGCCAACAGCAGGTCTCCATCCAGAGACAAATAAGGACTTGTGTGCTGCTTCTACCTTGTTAACTTCTAACTGCGCCTTAGAAAGCTCCTGAGCGTGTATCTGAGCCATTGTAGCAACTTCATGGGCCAGCTTTGCCTTCTGGTCCTTGTCCTGTATAAACTTGTCTAGAAGCCCTGTAACAGGCCCTATAAGAGCTTCTATCATCTTATGTACTCAGCAAAGACTAACGCACCAAGAATAAAAGGATACAAAGCAAAGACAGCTTGACGGTTGACAGTAATGTCCTTACCTGCTGAATCAAGTTGACGTTGAATCATTTCGTAACGAACAAGGCATTCCTTCTCGTGTCCTTCGAGCCTAGCTATCAATTCCTCTGTTCTAGTCATTACTTACCACCTGTTATAATAAACATTAACAACCCAGCTAAAAGCCCCGTCATCGTCACTATAGCCAAAGAACTAACAAGTGCTTCCTTTAGTTCTTGTTGTCTATAAACCGTTTCTTCTCTTTCTCTTGCTATGTTCTTCTTTAGTTCACGAAACTCTAAAAGCCCTTGACTACCGTATGCGTAGTTCAACATGGTTATCAAGTCTCTTTGCTGTGCTTCTATCTTCTTCTTAGCGGCAAAAGCTTGTATAGCCTCTGCTTCAACACTTTTCCTAAATACAACCTTCTTAAAAGGTGATGTTTTTTTTGCCTTGTTGTCTGCGTAGATGACATCAGATGCGTGTCCGTACCAAGTACTTATCTGCATCATAGTGTCTTCAGCAGCTCTCCCTGCTTCTACCATTGCCTTCGCCATAGCAAATGCTTTAGAGGCTCCAGCAATAGCAGTAACAGGATCAATCATTTACCAAGGCACACCAGAGCCGCTAGTTGGGTTCTTGTCTGCTTCGATCTTAGCAGTCAGTGCCGCTTCGACAGTGTCCTGACCTACAGACTCCCATACCCAACCTAAGACATCAGCCTCAGTCAGGCTGTCATAGGCAATGTAGTCAGATGCAGTTGGATCTGGTGTAAACCCGACAGTACCGTAAGAGGATGCAGAGAAGTCTCCGTCTACTTCAGTGCATCGCCAGTGTGCAACGGTTACACCGCCGTCTGCCAATTCACGCTCAAGTGTTGCAATAGTCCATGTAGCCATTTTTACTCTCCAAATGCGGCTACACAAATAGCCTGTACGTTAGCGGGTTCAGCTGAGTAGTCGTCACCTGAGTGAATTACATGACGGTGATACGACTGTGAAATCACAGCGCCGTCTTCGAGCACCTTAGTAGCAGTCCGTACTTGTACAGAGGTTACGTCGTTGCCGTCCTCGTCCTGAGTAGTAACTACTTCTACTTTGTCTGCTGTTACGCTTTTAGTTAATGCCATTGTCTTTCTCCTTTAGTCCGTCTCAAGAATCCACTTGAGGTAAAAGTTAAACTGTGTAAAAGCCTGAAACATAAATTCTATTAGCGTTACCAGATGCGGCTAAATCAGAAGTTAAAAAATTTGCTTCATCATCAGTTCCATCTTTTTTCAAGGTTATAATTGTATTACCGCCTTGAAATTCTCCAGAAGTTGTACGCACTGAGGGTTTGTTATATGAAGGTGAATCATCTACGAAAGCACCACCAAAAGCACTAATCCCTCCTGCAGTAAACGGTAAGCCTGTTATGTTTACGGGAGATGAGGATGTTCCTGTCACGGTGCCGCTTGTAGAAGTAACGCCAGTAATATAGACAACTCTACCAATTTTTGTATATCTGCCGGAAGCATTGAAATTTAACGATGTTGCGCTTAAATCTCCTACCCCGTTACTAAACGTAGGCGTCCACGTCCCTTCTTCATAGTCATCCAGCGTATTAGCGGCGGCTGTATCACCACCGAAAGCTATACCTACTTGTGCTTGTACTTGACCAGCGCCTGTAACTGCAAATTTTTGATTAGATTCACCATTATCAGTACACCTAATAAAATTTTGACCTGTTCCTGATGACCAATTTCCTGAGCTACCACTATATTTAATTAGTATTCCATAGGCATTGGACGCAGAATGTGTTTCATTGTTAAAAACAACAGGTTCATTCGTAGAAGAGTCAGCGTTGGTTGTATTAACCGCAAACATTTGTCCGTCGGCTTCTGCTGTACCACCTATTATTGCGTTATTTGCATAGGCAATGCCTGACAGGTAAAGGTCTTTGAAGCGTCTTAACGACCCTCCTAAATCTATTGCCCCGTTAGATGCTCCACCAGAAACGGTAGACATAGGCTCAATAAGGTTGCTAGTAGCGTTAAAGTTTAAATGTACGTCACCGCTTCCAAAACTAGCGTTTCCACTTAACGTAGCAATACTACCGACTGTAGCGCCGTCGCTTGCAAAGTTTACAATAGCTCCGGGAGAAGTAGTGCGGTTAAATATAGCACTTGTATTACTACTAGCAGACGCTTCTATACGACCTATTGGACCTCT